ATGAATTTCATTACAAAGGTTTGAACCATGGATTTTAAGACCCTTATCTTTCAGTGGTTGTGGTAGGTATTCGTTTGCACGATCAATAAAATTAAGGTAAGGCTCACCAGTACGAAAACGAACTTCAATAATACGTTCCCACAACTTACGGGCACTCATTGTTTCTGATACAATACCTGATGCAGGATCTTTTAATTCCCACTGTTCATTTTTTGTAACAGCATCCATAAATGCATCGCTAATATTAATAGCATTATGCAAGTTCAATGCTTTACGCTGCACATCACCAGTGGGAATTCTCATGTTTAAGAACTCTACAATCTCGGGGTGTGATACATCCATATAAGCAGCATATGAACCCTTACGTGTCTTACCCTGCCGGTAAGCGATCATATCGGCATCTACGGTATGCAGAAATGGCATAGGTCCAGGAGCTTTATCCGTCACTGTGCGTACGTCTGACCAATGCCCACCAACACCACCACCAAATACGGAGAGCCAACGCAATTCAGATGAATGTGAAATTAGTCCTTCAAGTGTATCTGGAACATAGGTCAAGAAGCAAGAGATTGGTAGACCTTTATCTTTCTTTACACCATTAGGAGCATTTGAAAGAACAGGACTAGCAAACATAAACCATTTTTTGCTAACGTATTCATACAAACGTGTTGCAAGAGCTTCATCCATGGTTCCTTTATAGGTTGACCAGGCTTGTGCTGCTCTTGAATATGCTTCTTGGGGGGATTTTTCATAGTCACGCATGTAAAAGTCTTTTAACATGCCGACCGCATAATCTGTTAATAGGTCGTCTCGGTCTCTTGATAATTGAATTGCCATACTATATTCCTCTGCTGCCCATTGCGGGCATGTGTATTTGTTTTATGTGGAAGAGTTATTATATATCATTCTAGTGATCTTGTATATCACTATTTACTGATATTTTAATACTGAAAGCACTTTTAAAACATTTTCCCAATTTTTTATTACATTGAATACAACCATAGTGCTTTTGTGCTCGCCACTCCATAAGCTATGCATTTTTCTTGTATCAACATAATATAAATGATTAGGTTCAATATGGACTCTTTTTTCTTCAACCTCCCATTTTAGGGCTCCTGTTGAATCTCCTAAAAAAGCAATTAATCTAAATGTAGGCCGGGTAAGTAATAAATGATCTCTATGTTGTGGATAATGACCACCTTGATTTAATCTTACAGCAAATGTTCTACCAAAATCAAAATAATCAAAAATATTATTTAAACATGTAAACATATCTTTAGCACTTGTAGGATATGTCATTGAATCTTCTTTTGGTTTTACACAAGTATTTCTAGCCATTTGTGCTAATCCGCATGGATCTGTCGGATGTGCACCTTCAGCACCATATAATAAAATACTTTCTCTATCATTAGAAATACCGGGTTTTGGTTGAAATGGTCGCCATAAATCTACTACGGCTTTTTCATTTTTTCTCCATTCAGCACTATCAATTTTAAATCTAAGTGCTTCCCACGTCCCTATTGCAGAAAGTTGTGCTTCACATGCCATATCTTCCGATGTTGGAAATGTTATTTCTTTTGGCATTTCATGATATTTTGGTCTCTGTGGTTCACGACCATGTATAAGTTCACGTCCTTGTTTATCTAATTCAAAAAAGGTTCTCATAATTAAATTTTTAAATAAGAAATTATTATTCAGCAGGGGCTGGTGGCTCGTAATATTCTTTATATTTGGCAATAATGGATTTTTGAGATGCCAATAATATTCTAATTTCTGCTATTGTTAATGATAGTTGTGTATAACCATCATCGGTGAGGGCGAAGACTACTGGATCTGCACCTTGCTTTTCCAGTTCATCAAACATCATTTCAGCATTATCTCGAGTGATAATAATGAAACGAAAGTCACGAGCCTTTAGTGGTGCTGGCTCAGCTAAATTGAGGGGTGTTCTTTCAACCTGTTTGGTTTGGATTTGGACTTCTTTTACATCAGGCGTACTACCAAATATCCAAGAAGCACAGCCACTAATTAGTAAGGGAATTGTAACTAGGGTTAATAAGCGCAGGACATTCACGATTAGCCTCTATAGGTGAGGGTGCATTTTTTTCCTCTTCTGTTAATGGAGCGCCACTGGCTAATTCCAAACATCTGAGTGCATTCATAACACCACGATCAATAAGTTGTTGAGCTTTTTCAATATTTGCTAAAGCAAATGCGCCAAAGTCTCTTTTGTCAAATTTACGAGCAAGAGCATCAACGTCTTGCTTTTGTTGTTCATTCTCTTTTTTTAGATCTTCATTTGCTTTTTGAATTGAAGCAATGTCTTTCTTCATTGATTCAAGCAATTCATTTTGTGCTTTAATACCATCTTCTAATTTCTGCTCATTCATTTGCGATATTGCAAGTGCTGCTTTTAAATCAGAAATATAATATAAACCACCAGCAACGACTAACACAATAACAAGTGTTGACACTGCCTTAATAATAGGACCAATGGCAAACATAACGATTAACCTATATTTTTATCTTCAATATATTTTCTAAATCTTTTCAATAAAACTGGATGGCCATCCTTACGACGTCGCCGGTCATGCATTACCGTAGTCTTAAGCCGTGGACCCATTGTTTTAGTATCCTGAGGAATACCAGCATCGGCAGTAGTCATCATACTTTCTGCGGCCGATTTTAAATCTGCATCAGTAGGGGCACCTTTTGAACCAGGCGCTCGCATTTTCTCACCAGAGCCTTTTTTAATGCGCTCACGTTTTTTATGGATGTTATACCAGAGGCCTTTTTTTTCGCTCATTTGTAAATCTCGTTTGCTGTGATGAAAATATCTTGGTTACTACCCAAGTGCTTTGCTTTGTATATATTTATTCCAAACACTTGGCCAACAGGATAGGCATTTTCATTTACTCTAATGGGATCTTTTTGATTACAAACTACATCATATGTAGAGTTAATCATCTTTTCATTTTTAAGTCTATATAGTCCATGACTTAACATTTCATCACGAGTAATAAACCATTCGGATTTTTCAAGGATAAAGTCAAGGGATTCAATACCCAACTTGGAAACAATCTTCTCAAGTTGTTTATCTTCAAGCTTATAGTTTTCTTTAATGAGATATAATGCGGCGGCAAAACTACCCAACGAACTACTACCACCAGGTACATTTGATAAAAGCCGTTTTACATTCACAGCCAATCTAATGAATGGTGTGTATGCACTTTTCTTTTCATCAGAATCTAATTTTACACTCTTAACACGTTTACCTTCGGCATCAATAATGCCCAACTTATAAGCATCCATACTCTCAAACGGAGTCGACATTAGGGTAACAAACCTAATTGTATAAGCTAAATCTGCTGCTCTTTTAACGATTCCCATGTACTTCTCTTATCTTTTGTATCACTACTTTATCCATTTCAATTTCAGTATACTGGTCGTTCTTTATATACTTTAAGAAAATTAGAAATGGTTTAATCACCGCCCAATGCTTCTTTTCTAATTTAAGTCCAAGTATCTCAAGCATAGCTTCAATGCCAAAAACATTGGAAACTACAATAAGGTGATTCATTATCAGTCTATCTGGTAATTCCTCACCTGACAAATACCTATTCACTAATCGTTTAATGTATTTAAACCTATTTAAATCATCATTAAACTCATCAGCATCAGTAAATGTCGGACTATAATAATGCTTTGCAGCATAGAGAAACAAGTTCTCTTCAGTCAACTCAGAAAAAACAAGCATAGATTATATAAGGTTATTTTAACACAACCTTATATATCCTATCCATACATCTTTGTTAAAATCAAAATTTCCTGTAACTCTGCCAACATCTCATGGTGTGGGGTCCGAGCATCAATTTGAACACCCAATTGTTCAGCCAAAGCCATGAGTTGAGGAACACTCATATTCTCAAGGCCTGTATTATTGGGTGGCGCTTCATTTAACATTTGCATAATATAGAACCTCTATTATTTTAGCATTGATTTATAAATGGCAGAAATGCGATCAATGAAAGTTTCTGTCTTATAACCAGCCTTTTTGGTAACATCATCAACGGGGTTAACAATCTTCTTGTCACCTTGTTGATTATCACCAGCACGGGCTTTGGCTTTACCAACAACATCCACTGCTTTTTCTGTGTCAGGATGAACATCTTTCACATCAAGCTTAACTTCAGGCTCATGATCTTTCTTCATTTTCTTAGCGCCTTCGCCAGAAAGATTATCATCCATAGGTTGTGCAATTGAACCCTTAGTGTGTGGGTCTTTTTTCTCTAATACTGAGAGCAAAGATTCTCTGATCCGTGATTCGGTTTTAACCATATTCTTATCCTTTGATACCATACGGTATTTTGTTTTATCATCAGCAGCGACATATGCTTCAGGTTTCTTATCGGCAGATGTAACCGATTCATTCGTAGCTTCTTTTACTGAACCAGTTGACAGCTTGGGATTCATCGTAGCAGTTTCGCCCTTAGTACCCATGGCCTTTTTAATTGTCTTACGACGATTGTGTAGATACTTATCTGATTTATCCACAACACCATCATTATTAATATCTGCATCGGCCTTGCCGACTGGGTCCAATTTCTCTTTTACAGGACGGCCGGGGTCTTTATCAGGAACTTGTTTACCACCACCGTAACGAGTGCCTTGTTTTTTACCAGCACCACCATTGGGTTGTTGTTTGTTTTTATCGCGTACGGCTTTGAGCATATCATCCCAACCCTCGCGGACATTAGTTTGTTTTTCCATTTTTTATCCTTAGTTGATATACATTGCTGCCATAGCGCCAGCGACTGATATTAGAAATATCCAAAATACTCTATTAATAACGCCAATTGTTCTAGCTTGATCTTGAACACAAGATTCAATACTATCCAATTTTTCAGAGAATCGATTCATACGATCATAGTTCTTATTGTGGTCAGCTTGGAGACTGGCCAATTTTTCTTCTGTTCGAGCAATAGCAATAACTGCATCCGATAGTTTATCTATCTTTTCTTCAATGCGATCTAGTCGTTGCGTTTGCGGATTATCCGTAGCCATCAAATGTTCCTATTGAATATATGTTTATGTATTACCAAGCTCTACAGCTCCAGTAACGTGCTTTATCTTTTGGTCCTGGATTATCACAATTATGGCGTGCACGGAACGATGCTCTGGCCGCAGGATTACTCTTACGAATTCGCATTGTTTTCTCACCTGCTTTTTTAGCAGATGTACCACCATGGCCAAAATTAACCTTGGTTGCTTTGCCATCGCCATCTGGATCAACATATACTTTAGATTTTTTAATGTCACCGGCCATAGGTTTATTCAACGGCACTTTTTTACCTTGATAGGTTGCCTCAGTTTGACCTGGTGTCATTTTCTTGGCATGAGCCGTAGCTGAGGGTAAACCCCAATCCAACTTGTGGCTCATCTCTTCTGTATATGTCTTAAATGATTTCATTTGGATATGTCCGCCAAATATTCCATGGCATCTTTCTTTTTCTTGAATGTTCTTCTATCTGCACTAGTTTTGCCAGTAACTTCCCATTCAGTGTGATCACCAGAGCGACCAGCAGGATTAGAAACTTTCTTAATCCCCGGCGTTGTGGGAGTAGATTTAGTAATATACTTATCAAATCTACCTTCAACGGTATATGCCTTAAATGATTTCATTATGAGCATTTACCTTCATGAACTTTACCACACTGTTCACACATTGATGCTTTTTCTTTTCTCAGTTTATCCATAACTGACTGTCCAGCTGATTTGTCACCATATGTGGCTTGACGTTTTTTGGCAAGATCTTGTTTTGCTTTTACAGCAGCACCAAGTTTAGGATCAGCCTTTAACATCCAACCGGGTTTAAGACTGCCGGTTCCTTCTTCAACTTCTTCCATCTTATTGGCAGCGCGGTTAATACCAGTTACACGTCTTTGAGCTTTTTTGTGGTCAGCCGTAGACAGTGTACCTTTGTTTAATTGATCTCTCTTTTTTCTAATATCCAACGCCGATTTACCGTGATATTGTCTTAATGTGTTTTGTGACAACTCATCAACTTGCTCAACTTCTTCTTTGTTCAAACGTTTCTTTGCTTTAAGAATGTTTACATTTGAACGTGTAGCAGTTCTCGATGCAGCATTGACATCTCTCTCTAGTTCACGTTTCTTAGCGTCATGGTCAAATTGATGTTTAAGAGGAGCATCAAGGGAAGGTTTGTTCCTTTGGTGCTTGCGTAGAGCATCACGTGCATCAGCTACAGCATTTCTATTAGACTCGTGATCATCCGATTTTTTATCTATGTAAGAGCGCAAAGTACTTTTTCTTAGCTCGTCAATCTGTTCAACTTCTTCTGTTGCATATCCATAACGCTTAATATCATTGCCATGCTTGTGCAGCGTAGTAAGAATCTTATCTCTAGGATCGGTGTCAAGTTTACTAATTTGTTTATGAAGAGATTTGTGATCGCCAGCTTTCATGTGCTTTGCGGCTTTTTGGAAATCAGCTTTATCCATACCGCCATACGCATTGGCGTATTTGCTTAGTTCTGCTGCGGCAGATTTCATATCTTCAGCAATCTCTTCACGCTTATCTTTTTTGATTGCTTCATCAAGATCATCATCATCTTTCTCGCGACCCTGTGCTTTGTCGCGGAAGACCTTTTTCATCTCCGCATCAGTAACACGTGACACACCAGTAATCATTGATGGTTGTTTTACAATCTTACGTAGATTGGCTTTAACTTCACCAGGTGATTTTGCCTTCACATACATCGTGGGCAAACCTTCTACTTCTACTTCAAAGGTTGTTTCTTCACCAAGTTCAACTTCTTCTTTATTATATTTCTTTTTCAAATAACCAGTAACTTTACGATCGTATTCACCTTTAGGTTCACGAGTAACTTTAGTTTTCTCACGATCCATCATCCGACGAAGTCGAGCAAGTTTATCCTGGTCGTTAGTCGTAAGACGTTTCTCTTTCTCTTTTTCCAGAGATGCGGCATATGCGGCTGTTGATTCTTTTACCGGTTTCTTATCCAGTTGTTTCTTCAACCCCATTTTAGCTAAATGCTTAGCAGCAGATGGACCATAACCCTGTTTACCGGGTGTGGCCACTTTCTTTTTAAGATAAGGGCCTTCGAATGGTGGTTGCTCACCAGTTGCTTCTTTTTGGTCTCTTTTTGCAGACAAATAAGCAGCAATGGCTTGATCCCTACGCTCCTTGGCAGATTTACCTTTAAATTGCGGAGCATCTGATTTTTTAAAATCATCAATCCACGCACCCATTCCATCTGATACTTTTAATGGCATTTTATGTCCTCATCCCTTGGTGTTCTTGTTAATTGTTTTGGTATCACTTAATCGAGCTCTATCTAGCATTCGATCGTGTCTTTTGGCATCAGTCTGCTTTTCCTGATCAATTCTTTTCTTGACCAAATCAACAGCAGAAGTTGCTTCATAAGCTTTACCAATTTTTGTATGTTGCTTTTCTTTTTCGCCTTTAGCAAACATTTTTTTGGTAATATCTTTTTCAGTGCCAGCAATTTCATCCGGAGTGTATTTATCCAGATTATCTACATCGCCATCATTGTCTTTATCAAACCGCATTTTGGCATGACCCATCATGTGTTTTAATGACAGTGTGGGGTTTAAAGCATGTGGAACTTTTTTAACTGCTTCCAACCACATTCTTTTAGATTGACCATCCTGGTCTATTATAACATAATTTGAGCCAAGATGTTTAACAGTTGCAACTTTATTTGATTCGATGATCTTTACTTTGTCACCAACTTTAAAAAGATCACCCTGAATATATTTTTCTCTAGTCTCGGAAACCTTTTTGAGTTTAATATGGTTATTAAAGTCAGTAGTCTCTGTAAGACCCATACCAGATCTAACAGCATTAAAAATGCCCTTAGCATCCTGATTATTCATGCCTTTAGGTAAACCCTGGGCAAATCTTGTGAAGTCATTAGACTTAGCAAATTGTCTTTGTTTGGTGGCAGATGCACCACTTACTGCGTCACCATCTGGATCTCTTTCACCAGCAGATTCAACATTGATGCGAGCAAAGTTATAGAAACCATGGCGACCCTTAACGCCATTATATTGCTTTAAACGAAGGTCCATTTCATTAATTCTATCGGAACCTACTACCATGACAAGATTTTTATAACCTTCGTCATATAGTGCACTTGCTGCTTCAAGGAAAGTTTTAACCTTGGGGTTCATCATCACAGATCGTGCATGACGAGGAAACATCTTACGGACAAATTTTATTTTGTCTTTATATGATAAAGGATTTTTAACTTTATCCTGTGATTGTGATAGGTATACACGGTATGGATTATTACCTGCTTTTTCTGATAGTTTTTTCAGCAGACTTTCATGACCAATAGTAGGAGGATTCATTCTACCAAAGGTAAAATAAACTGTCTTTTCCTCTTCAACGAGGTAATTTTTGAATGAATTAATCATTACTGGATGCTCGGCGCTTTCGTTCAACTTCATTCTTACGGACTTGAGGATACAATTTCCGTGCAATCATTTTAATGCGCTGCTTGATAGCAGGTTTCTCAAGGCGTTTCTCAATTTCAGCTCTACGCTGATATGTCAAATCACCCTTAGGAATATCTTTAGTAAGTTTCTTAAAGATTGCCATACGCGCTTGTCTGATGGCTCTTTTCTCTAACTTATCTTTAGAGGCCATACGACGCTTGGCTCTTGCTCGGCCGAGTGCAATCTTACCTTTGTATTTTGTCATTTGCCGCTTGCGTTGTAAACGCTGGGGCACTGTTAGAGCTTCTGTCTCAACTTCTTCGCCGATGTGACGTCTACGTTGTGCTCTATATTTGATAATGTCCGGTTCACCCGGTCTGTAGTCAACTACAATAAAGTCTTTAAAATCTAACATCATGTCCTCGTTGGTTTATCCCATCCTTTTAATATATCCTGTGAGAAGTTGGCGTATGAAAATTCCATACGGTCAACGATCTTCACTGCATCACCACCAAGTGTGTCTATTGCCACAAACCCTTCCTGGCCAGTAACCCTAAAACCATTTTTAGTTTTAAGAAATGTTTCTGTTGAGGATAGTTTGCTTAATATATTTATAAGTTTTAATTTCGCTAATATAATAACTTTTTGAAGATCAAACATTAATTTCAAGTTTTTCTTGTTGGATACCGAGAAAAATTTTAGCGTATCTTTCATCTTTAAAGCTTGTGATTGTTTACCTTTTTCACTCTTTGCTTTATCAATTTCTTTTTGGTATTTATTTTTAATATATGCAATAAGATTATTTACATGTTTATTTGTGTCGGTAACCACAGTACCAGAGCGAACAAAAGTATTATTAAATGTTTCAACCGTCTGTGCAAGTTTTTGATTCTGTTCAAGTTCTCTTAATGTTGTACTTGCAATTGAATTAAAAATCTTACCAGCTTCTGATAGGTAATCATTAACTTCTTTGGTATCGGCTTTTGACATTGTATATTTGGTCATGTCTTTGAGCATAGCATCTTGTGACCAGACCTTAGTTGATTTTTTAAACTTTGTGACATCAACACCATATGATGCCTTAAGTGTTTCAAAGCTATTACCAGTATAGGTAGTATGCCAAACAATACCAATTTCTGCTGCTTTTACTGCTTTGGCAGCATCGGTATTTGCGGGTACTGCATAGACAAGTGTATTTGGATGGAACGTCACATAGGATTTGCCATTAATCTTTTCTGTATTTACATCTGCTTTAGAGAAAAGAAAATCACCTTGAATAATACCTTTAATACCAAGAGCCGGTAGATGTTTCAATGCAGCTTTAAGCTTCTCAGCCAAGTCACCACTTGTATCAGCATCAACATCCGCTGGGGTTTTATATACCTTGGGATTCTTATTAAAGATACCTTTCTTGGCTACAAAGAACTTTCCATCACTTGGATCGGTGCCAACAAATATTGCTGGTGCACCATCCCATTTTATAGAGATCTTACCTTCATGGGTTCCGGCCAACATATCTCTAAGAGAACGAAGAGCAATGATTGCTTCACGAGTACCTTTGACACCACCATAAAGGACTTTGTCCTCTATATGGGGCATATGAGTATTCTTCTGTTCGGTAATAAATTCACTAAAATTCATATTGTATTGCTCACCAATATTATATCAAATGCTGCAGTAATTTTGGAATTATTTGCTCTGCATTTTGCTCTTATGTCAATGTCGGATTTCTCTGGTATTGCAGTGGGTACTGTAAATTTATAATTATACGGCATACCGGTACCAGCAACCTCGGCGGTGTGGCCAATTCTGAACGCTGTTTGTCCATAATAATGTACATACATTTCAATTGTAGCATCACCACCATATTGAATTGAAGCAGTACCTTGCATTAGATAACCAGTGTAACCTGCAGGAATTGTATAAACGGACATTAGTGTTTGAGCTTTACCAGCAGTAATGCGTGCCACTAAAACCCCACCACGTAGAATATTAATATTACCAACATTCGTCGTGCTATCATAATAATAGGCTCTATATACTCTAGCAAAAGTTTTTGTACCAGTAACTGTACCAGAACTTGAAATAATAAAATCTTCTTCAATTAAATTAAAATTAGCATCAAGTCCGTATACTTTTACACTGTCACCACTATCTGCTGGGTTTACTGCAGGAATAGTTAATACACCAGGTGTGTTAAAAGCACTCCATGGATATAAGGTATCATCAACATCCCAAATAGTGCCGGTTGCATTTATTGACATTGCAGGGACGGCACCAAACTTATGGATACTTGATACACCCTTTACGTTGCCACGAGCAATATTTAAAAAATCATCTTCAATATATTTTGCGCCTAGTCCCATTTTATTATTCCTTACTTGTGTGTGAAATCACACATTAATCGAGTAGGATAACCGTCAGAACCTTGGGTATCCCTCATATTGAGTTTAAATTTATACGAACCTGATTCAAATTCAATATCAACACGTTTGCCATTACCACCCTTACCACCATAGTAAATTGTGATGGGTGAAGTAATCTTTGCGGCTTTTTTCATTGCCTCTTCGCTCATCTGTTTACTCAGAATTTTCTTACCCATTTTATGAACAACATGGTAATTATATCCGATACCAGATTGCAAGAGCTTAGAGATTGCTGTTTTATTGTATGGTGCTGATTTATCAATAGAGCCCTTTGATTTGCCGTTAAACACTTCACAGAACTTAACTGGATCAATGCCAAACATACCAAGTAATTTCAAACCGTCTTTATTAGAAATACTACCTGTTTTAATATCAGCAGGACTTAAAATTGTTCTCACACCTACGTTAAAGAATGTGGTAGTGCCGCCAAGCTTCAAGCTGAGGTAAATCTCTTCCTTATTCTTTGTAAGTGTAATATCCGTTACTGATTTACCGACGTTAAATCCGGTACCTTTGGGATTGGCAAGAGTAATATCCTTGCCGAATGTAAGTGGGCGTTTAGTATTCTCACCACCAACGACATCAACTTTAAATGTTTTTGCTTTAGATAAACCATAGGTTTTATCCAGGTCTTTAATCACTGCCAACATTTCAGTATCGTTAACTGGATTACCTGCCCACCAATCCATAAGGGCAGCGGCAAATTGTGGTTCAAACAAATTACCTCTATTATTAGCACCTCTATTACCAGAAGAGCCATTGCCAAACTTAATTTTAATCTTCTTAAGTTTCGCACCCTTCTTAATGGTTTCAATATCAGTAACGCCAGAGAATGCACGTGCCACATTCACTACGCCTGGGATATTCATATCAACGTTAATAGGACTTTCAATGGATTTATCAACCGATTTAAGGTAAGTATAAAGATTTAAAATATCGGTTTTATTCTCGGCCGGAAATGATTTAAGACTTTTGTCTATCTCTCCAACGGACTTGGGAAAGAATGAGTACATTTCTGAGAGGTATCCTTTAAACGTTTTCATTTTAATAAGTGATAATGATTGAACCTACTATATTTATACATTTTTTGAATACAATAAGAAAAGGGGCCGAAGCCCCAGTCCTTATGCCATTTCGGCAAAATCAACTGCCGCATTGAGCGCTAGTCGTTTTCGCAGTTGGTTAGAACCATACCAACTTGAGTAGAGTCGGTTCTCTTGGCTACGGCCTTGCAAGTGGTCAGTCATAAAGGTGACTGAGTTAAATGCCTGCCACCAGGTACCCTCAGCAAATTTCGCACCAGGTTGAGTCTCTAGAACATCAAAGGCCTGTTTTGCAGGACGTGAGAGTGTTTCGGCTGATAAAGCCATGTCACGGATTCGTTTATCAGATGTCCGTGGGAATACCGTATTGTAGTATTCAACCAATGAATCCATAGTGAATCGTTTACTGCCCAAGAACTGAGCCATCTCTTTGTACTTAGAGAACTTTTCGTGAGCAATGCCCAGTTGTTCTTTTACCATATCGCCGTTGAACTCAGTACGGTGGCCGACACGAACACCACGTTGGGTTTCTTTTTCCAGAGCCAGTGTCAGAGTGTTATTACATACGACACGGATAGGAGTAAAGCGAACATCAATTGACTTACCATATTGATGTGGGTTAGAAAATAATAGAAAAGATTCAACTTCGTCACCTTTAAATAATTCAAAAGATTCTTTGACCTTAGCCAAAGCCCAGATCATCTGTCCACCCTTGAGTGAACCTGCCGTATGCATCTCCATATCGCCGGCGTATACATACTCAGAGAAGAACTCAAAGGCCTGCTCATTCTGAACTGGTTTCCAATCAGCACCCACATTAGTGAGAACTTTGCCATCAGTGCCCCGAACTAGGGATTTTTGACCAGTAGGGATTTTTTGGTCATTGAATTCAATGAAGCTTTCAACTTCATGTACGGTCCAGTCGCAACCGGCCTTTTTCATCATCTGTGTAGGAGACAGGTCATTGGAGACCTTTTCACCCAAACCATGCCATGGGGTTTCACCAGCGTATGCCATTGTTTCCATCATATGTGCCATTACAAATACTCCTTAGTTGTGTTGGTCATAGATGTATTATAACACAGCTAGTTTAAAAGTAAATACTTTTTTGTAATACTTTCGTATAAGAATGCACAAATAGGCAAAAAAGTTTTGGTGATACTTTCGTATTTAATACAAAAGTTTTAATTATAAATAGCTAAATAATTTATAGGTTAATATTATGAAATTAATATCATTGGAAGATATTGGTAAAGCTGAATTTGTTTCACAGATACAACATTATAATAAATTTAATGATAAAAATTCAAGTTGGTTTGATAAAAACAATAAAAGCAATATCATAAACACACTTGAACAATATTCGCATTGGACCATTATGGTAAATGCTGATAAAAAAGTTATGGCATTTGCGGCCGTTGATGAGATAAAATTTAAAAAATATAATTGTATTAGATTAATGTCAAGAACTTTTTATCATCCAGATATTAGACGAAAAACTATAAGATATGAATATGAAAATACTAAAGCACCAGTAATGATTATGCTTCAAGAACAAATGAAATTTGTTGCTAATAAAACCGAAGCATTAATTATTACTATGGAAAAATTAACACACCGAGGTAACTTGGAACAATTTTTTAAAAAGTGTAATAGATTATTAGGACACAATTGGAAACTTTTGCCTGGGTTATATCAAACAACACCAAATTCATGGCAAAATTTAGGTGTATATGGTGATAAAGAAGTAAATTTACCGAATATGGACGTTGAAAAGTGGAGATTATTAAATGAATGCTAAATTGATAGAAGGTGATTTAAAAGAATTTTCTGATGATGAAATAAAAAATTTAATTCGAGATGTTTATAAACACACCACTGTTGTGTTGAAAAATCAAAGTCTTTCACCAGAAGAACAATTAAGAATTGCTAAAGTTGCTGGTGATGTTCAACCAACTTGGTTTCCTGGAAGGACGGAGGGAATATCTGTCATTGATGGTATTGTAAGAGTTACAGGTAAAAAAGACGAAAAAGGTCTTAGAGGCATTTTCGGGCATAAAGAAGTTCTTGAATGGCATGTAAATAAAGCAAGTAATCCGGACCGTAAACCAATTATTGCAATCTATGGTGTTAAAGGCACCAAGGGTTCTAGAACTTCATTTTTAAATACAATTGAAGCGTGGTCAGACTTGCCTAAAGATATTCAAAACAAGCTTTTGGATATAAAAATTATATGTGGTTATAAACGAGGACTATATACAGATTCACCATTTCATAAAGAACATATAAACTATGAAAACCCATTACCTTTAGTACGAACAAATGAAGAAGGTAAGACCGGCTTGTTTATTCCTTTCTTTCAAACCTTTGAATTTGTGGATCACGGCCCTGAGGAATTTAATTTTTGGAAAGAATACCTTAAAAATCATTGTGTCCAAGAAAAATACATATATCATCATGATTGGGAAGATGGTGATATTGTGTTTAATGAACAATGGTTATCTCAACATAAACGCTGGGCGTTTGATAAAATGGATGAGCGAGTTATACACAGAGTTGCATTTGATCCAAGAAATGTCTATCCGTTATTTACTTATACATAAATTATATGCAGCAGTGCCCAATTAAAAATTCTAAAAAACAAAGAGTAGTATCCTCTCACGGACCCAGACGTACTCAAGTTAATGAATGTGTCATTATTGATGAGCATGTAGATAATTCATGTATACAAGCAGTAAAAAATATTGTTAAAACTTATATAATAGATGATCTTGGCGGTGATTTATATGAGGTATCAAAACACTGTGAATCAGTTGAAAATTTTAAGCAAGGTGTTGAATCAAATTATAGACAAATTGTATTGCAGAAATTGCCTGATGGTATTACACAAATTATGGATGAAACCTTATATACTGAATGGCGAGATGATATAGATTGCTCAGAAATTAAAAAATATTTTGATAACCTGTATGGTGTCGGTAAATATTATAGAACAAGAATCTCTGTTATGGCACCACATCACGAATTGAATTGGCATATAGACACTGATACTAGTGTTTTATGTAGAACACAAACAGTGGTTCAATCAGCTGAAAGTTTTTTTGAAACAAAAAATAAAGAAGGTGTGCAATCCAATTTAATGAAAGAAGGTAAAACTTATTTTATTAATCAAGGTTGGCCTCATAGAGTTGTTAATAATGCTGGTTGGAGGATTGTTGTAATAACTGGTGTATTTTTTGACGATATTCCAAATAATGAAACTATTTTAAAATGAAAAAAAGAATTAATAATGTAGCGGTTGAATATACCGATCTTGATTTTAATGAAATGTCTAAAGATGAAATTAAATCTTTTGGCAAGTCAATTGCTAATGATAATATTATTGTTGTTAGAAATCAAAATCTAAATGAATCCGAAATACTAAGAGTATGTGAAACCATTGGTACTGTATTAAAACCTAATCAGTTTTTTATGCACCCAGAACATCCAGGTCTATTCAGAGTTACCAATGAGAGAAAAGAAGGTAAGAAAATTGGAATATTTGCCGATAAAGAATTGGATTGGCATTCAAATGGGAATGCACGACCTTCAGGTAAAGAATGTTGTGTTGCATTATATTGTATAAAACCTGGTATTGATAGCATAACCAGTTTTTGTGATACAAGGCAAGCGTATAATGATTTACCTGCTGATATTAAGGAAATAGTAAATGATGTAGATTGCACATTTATGTTTCAGAATAATACGTTTTATCATCTTGACAAAGACGATAAAGAACTTCGGATGTTTGATAATAGTAGAATATATCCTAAAGGCGTAACAAAATCTTTAGTATATAAGCATCCTTATGATAGTGCTAAGGGTTTATATTTTAGTTTTCATTACATAACTAAAATGTGGAGAAGAAATGGTATTGCATTAGATGAGGTATGGCTTAAACAATATCTAATGCAACATGTATTCCAAGAAAAATATATGTACCACCATAATACGTGGAAGCCAGGCGATTTTATCTTTATGGATCAATTTCACAGCATCCACAAAAGAAATGAAGTGAAAGGCAATAGATTTTTATATAGACTTTCTTTTGATTATGAGAATTGCTATGAATAATTGGGTTAAATTTTATGACAAGAATATAAATTCTATGTCTGATTTGGAATTACAAGATGTTTTTAGAAATGTGGCAACACATACAGTCGTTGTTTTTAAAAAGCAAAATCTGACAACCGATGATCAACTAAGAATTTGTTCTGTAGCCGGAGAGATTGAGAATACTCTTGCTAATCCATTAATGATAAAAAAGAATAGAGATGTTAGCAATATTCCAGGTATTGCTAGGGTGACTGGTGAAAAAAATGAACGTGGTCGGGAAGGATTATTTGGTCATAAAGAAACTTTAGATTGGCACTGTAATAAACCAAGTGAACCTAATAGAAAATCAGTTGTATGGTTATATGGAGTAAAAGGTACCAAAGGATCCAAGACATCTTGGATCAATATGGTCAATGCATATAATGATTTATCAGATAAAATTAAAGAAGAGATAAATGACATTATAATATATTGTGGTTATAAAGCCGGTACTGTATCACCTACATTAAGATACCAAGAACATGTAAATAGAGATCTTCCATATAATTTGGTTATGTCTAATCACGCTGGTGTAAAAGGTTTATTCTTTCCATTTTTACAAATTATGGAATTTGCTAATAGATCAAATGATGAATTTTCCAGCATAATGAAAAATCTAATTGATCATGTACTTAATGAAAAATATGCATATCATCATGACTGGGATGATGGTGATATAGTTATTAGCGATCAGTGGCTAAGTATACATAAAAGATGGCATTTTGATGGAATGGATAAAAGATTACTACATAGAATAGCTTGTGATTATAAAAATGTTTATAATTAAAAATCCTACAACAAAATTATTGATCAATCATGCTCTGTGCCACTTGATGTTGATTCCAGCATTCATATATGGTGAATGGTGGATGTTTTTGTTGAGTTTTTTATGGTGGCAAATTATTGCCATTGTAGCAATCTCTGGTGGCTATCATAGATATTATTCGCACCATTCTTTTAAATCTGGAAAATTTTACGAAATAATAGTAAATATATTGGGTATTTTTAGTGGTGCTGGTCCAGCATTAACATGGGCAGCAACACATAAACAACATCACGCATACTCTGATACTGAATTGGACCCACACTCATATCAGCACAAAGGCGCATTTTCAGTATATGTAAATACTTGGGGTTATAATTATTTTATCAAAAGAAAATATATAAAACGTTTATTGAAAAATAAGATTTTATTATGGTTCTATAAAAACTTTTATACAGTAAATATAGCAATAGTTTTAATATTTTTAATTATTAGTCCAATGTTGTTTATATTTGGTTATGCTATTCCTGTAGTATTTGCATTTCATGGCTACGGAATATTAAATATATTAGGTCATAAAAATGCAAAACCAACAAATTCACCTATCTCTAATATTTTAACCGCTGGCGAAGGATGGCACGCAAATCATCATAAACATCCTGGTTCTTTTCGCATTGGGGAAAAATGGTGGCAATTTGACCCAACAAAATATTTTATAATTTTAATAAAAAAATAATACTTCGTTGAAAATATATACGATCATTATAAAATGTTATAAATAGATTATATATCTTTTTCTACGGAGAATAAATGTTAAAAAAGCTAGCAATCTGTGCTAGCTTTATTATGGCTATATCAACCGTAACAGCTCAAACTGTTTATGACTCGACTACACTTGTAGATACAAATAATAATTCTACAAGCACCAGCACAGTAAACACAACGAATAGTAATACCTCGACTAATACTTCAACAAGTACGTCGACTGTGGACTCCACGTCCAACAATACCAACACAAATACCTCGACGAGTGATAACACTAACACCAACTATAACGTTAATAGTGGTGAACAGACGATAAACAATAATAACGTTAACTCGGGTGAGATGACGTATAACAACAATAATACGTCCACAGCTACTAACACAAATAATAACACCAGCGTTAATACAAATAATAATACAAATACATCGTCCAGTACTTCAAACAACAATAACGTTAATACTAATACAAGTAATAACAATAATGTTAATAAGAATGAAAATTCTGGAACGATGACTAATATTAACAAGAACGAGACTACATTGAAGTCTCCACCACCTACAGCTGTAGCACCAGCTATGATGAGCGGTGGTGGTAATGATCTCTGTACAACTGGTGTAAGTGGTGCTGTGCAAACTCAGATACTTGGTATCTCAGGCGGTTCAACTGTAAGAGATTTGAACTGCGAGAGATTAAAGAATGCCAAAGTCTTATATGATATGGGTATGAAAGTTGCTGCTGTTACTGTAATGTGTCAAGATAGAAGAATCTTTGATGCTATGTGGCATGCAGGTACCCCCTGTCCCTTTGAAGGTCAGATTGGTGAAGCAGCAAAAAGAGCTTGGACTGACTGGCCTGATCGTATCCCTAAACACGAAATAACAAAAGAGGATGATTCTTATCAAAAGATTCTTATTGGCATCGGCCTTGCTGCTGTCTTTGGCGTCGCATTCTAACGCACAAGATACCGGCACTACTGGCAACATAATTCAGGATAATACCTGGGCAGGTTGCTGGGCACCTACGGCTGATGGCTTTTGGGGTGGGCAGAGTGGTGGACCGTGTCCTGGGATTAGTAATGGAGGATACGCTGGTAGTAATCATATCATTTTTAGTTATGGTCAGCAAACAATAAGTCAAGCATATGCATTAAGTCAAGTGCTTCCAGACTCTGGCACTGGGTTACTAGTAAATGGATATAACTGGCATTGGCATGTAAAGAACTCAAACATCAATGATGAACAACCCGGTAGTTATGACTCTATCGCATACTTTACGGTTGACCTATTAAGCTCTTCAGGTAAGGTACTTGAATCTGACGTATACAATTATGGTTATAGAATTGATGATTGGATTAATCCAAGTGGTACGAGGACATATGAAAATCCATACAGTTTGACCAGTGCTGATTCTATTCGGTTGAGTATAACAGGAAAGGATGATGGATTCTGGGCTGGTTATTATGGACCTGAGTTTATGCACGTTACTTTAAGTGTTAATTACTCAGTTGATCCATGCGCGTCTAATCCATTACATGCTCCAACATGCTCAGGTTATCTAGATGCTCTTGCCGCGTTAATGCCTCAGTCGGTGGAGACAACATCTACTGAACCAATAACTGCAGTTGAAACTTCTACACCAACAGCTGAGGTAATATCTACTTCGGCCGCTCCTGTAGTTACTACATCTCAATCACCAGTAGTCACAGCAACCAATCCAAGCTCTTCTAGGAATGTAGGAAATGGTCTTTCAGTTGGTGCAATACTCAGCATTGTAAGAAACGAGCAATCAAGAATATCTTCGGTCGAATCATCCGCAGTTCAACAAGCCAATGAGCAGGCAGCTCAGGCAACTGCAGAGGCCCAACAGCAGGCAGAAGCAGTTGCATCATCTGCAGTTGCATCTAGTCAATCTCAACTGGCGGTTCAATCAGCACAAAGTCAACAATCAAGCATTGCAATTGGTAGCTCAAGTCAAAGTGCCAGTGAGATGTATTCTTTAGCTAATAGAACTGAAACAGAATCGGCTACTCAAAGTATTAGCTTAACAGGAAATTCTCCAACAGGCAATCTCTTTGAATCAGCACCCGTTGTACTGCAAGAACAAAACAATCAGACAACAGAGAGTACGGTTAATTCAAACGTTACGGATAATGACATAGCAGGAGATGTCTCAATTGCGGCTTTACAAGTAATACCAATTGGATTTGATTTATATCAAATTGGATTAGTTGACGCTGCGTTTTATAAACCCAAGGACATTTATAAGAACCAAAAGAATGTTGACAATGCAAGGGCATTTAGAGGACTAGTGGGTGGTGGTCTTTACAAAGATATGGTGGATTCACAATATGCTCGCTGAACTTGCAGCTGCCAATGCAGCATTCGACGTAATAAAACAAACACTGGCTAATGGAAGAGAAATCTATGAAGCCGGTGAAGCTATGGCTCAATATTTTGGTTTAAAAACTGAAATACAAAAGAAAGCTCATCAACATGGATACAAGAGTGACTTATCTGCATTTATGGCCGCAGAACAACTAGCCGCTCAAGAAGAAGAATTGAAGGAAATGATGATATACCAAGGCCGAGGTGGTATGTGGGATGACTGGTTAGCGTTTCAGGCAGAAATGAAACGAAGTAGAGAAGAAGAGGAAAGAGAACGTAATCTAGCAAAAGCTAAAAGACGTAAAATGATCCTTGATATTCTTATGTATGGGAGTATTGGTGTTGGTGGATTGGCATTAGTCTTTGCTGCGATATCAATTACTCTTGCTGTTGTAAAATAGGAGATACAATGTACGAATATAGAGCAAAAGTAAACAGAGTGGTTGATGGTGATACCGTTGACGTGGATATTGATTTAGGTTTTGGTGTTTGGTTACACGATGAACGTGTACGTATTATGGGTATTGATACACCAGAATCAAGAACTTCTGACGAAGAAGAAAAGATTTTTGGTCTGGCGGCAAAGTACAGACTAAAAGAGTTACTTGGTGAAACAGCTATACTGAAGACCCAAGTAGATAAGAGCGGTGAAGATGCAAAGGGTAAATTCGGTCGCATCCTAGGAGACTTTGTTGCACCAGACGGAAGAATGGTAACTGAAATTATGATTGAAGAAGGACATTGTGTTCCTTACTTCGGAGGGTCTAAAGAAGATGTTCAAGCTCAACACATGGTCAATCGTGCTCGGTTGATCGCTGAAGGTAAAGTAAAACTAAAAGGAGAATGATATGACAGATGAAACCGGAAAACCCCTAGATCTCAATGGTGATGGTATTATTGATGATGTAGAACGAGAAATGTATATTGAGTTCAAGCGCAAGGAACTTGAAGATGCAGATGCACAGCGAGATGCTATTCGTAAGATGGCATGGTTTTCATTGGCTGGCCTACTCGTCTACCCAGTCGGTATTGCACTAACATCTTTATTGGGTTTGGATACTGCGGCTAAGTTGATTGCTGATATTGCTCCAACATACTTTGCATCTATTGCTGTTTTGGTTTCTGCCTTCTTTGGTGCTGATGCTATCAAAGGTAAAATGGGCGGCGATAAGAAGTAAGCCATGAAGAAGTTATTGGTTGCACTAAGTGTAGTAGCCTTGAGTGGCTGCGCAATGATTCCTAGCTTCTGGGATGACAACCAATCCCATCGTGCAGTTGATATTTGGCAGAGTGCTAAATCAATTAACTGCGATGGGGACTATCGTTATCAAGTAATTAACCTTGCTGATGATATGTCGTGGTTTGTTCTATACAGTCAAGCAAAGGGAACTAAAGATGTTCTTGAGATTGCAGAAAAGATGAATGAGACAGTTAAACCTTTTGCAGAAAAGAAAGAATTGTCACCTGCATACTGTAAACTCAAGCAACGTATATTGGACAAACAAGGCGAGGCATTAGCTAAGTCTGTTCTGGGGAGATTCTAATGGATGAATTAGCAAAGTTAATGAGTTGTGGTAACGCATGGTTTGAAGAGAAAGCATGTATCATTAATGATACTAAGTTGGCTTATGACCGTGGAGAGATCACAGCCGAAGAGTTTAAAGAATTACTGCAAGACATTGCTAATACGGATGAGCTCGTTGAAGACGCTGCTGTTCTTGAATTAAAGAGTATGTTGGTATCGGCAGTTTATGGCATAACACAGGTATTATAAGGAGTTTAAATGTCAACAGAAGTAGAGTTTGGTGGAGTCAAGTTCACTGGCGGTAAGATGTTCGCCCTACTAACTGCACTGTCTACTTTGGGTGGTGCTGCTTGGGGTGGCTTTGAGATCTATAAAGACTATATGGATATGAAAGAGATTATCCAAAACATTGACACTACGGAAATTGAAAACCGCAACCAGTTAATTGAACAAAAACTTAATGCGGCTCAAAAAGAAGTAGAGAAAGCTGTAGATTATTCTAGGGCAATCAAAGATGATCTTCGTGATCAAATTGCAACTCTAGATACTAATGTACGGCGTGTTGAGAAACTCTTGAGAGAGAATGAACAGGCCACTCGGCAGATTGTTCAGAATGCTGAAGAGCGTTTTGATAATAAACGTGACGCGCTACAGAATCAATATGATACCAAAGCATCTCAATTAAGAGATACTACGGATCAAAAGATTAAAGATGTTGAAGATAGATTAAATAAAAAGCTACAATCAGCATTAGATAATCCTCTGGCAAATTAAAAAAAGGACCGAAAGGTCCTTTTTATTTCCACAAATCTCTCCAATTAAAATTGCGATGGGTGGATAATTTATCTAAATAATCTTCTGCTTCTTTTAACATATCTCCTTTATAAGGAGATTTTTTTAATTCACCGACAACAAAAGATAGATGTGAATATTTTTCAATATATTCATTCTTTTTATCTTCAGGCAAATTTCTTATTGATAATTCTTTTGGCCAACTAACAATACAGTCAAAATTCATTTTTAAATTGAATTTATTTTTATAATAACTTTCAATTTCATTTAAATCATTAATATTTAATAATGATACTGTACAGGCCAATTGACTAATGATGTGTTTTGATTTTACTAAATTTTCTTCAAATTCGCTTACATTAATTGGATATCTCATCCAGGCAAGTTTTTGGCCATAATGATCACATGATACAGAAAAACTTACTGATTTAAATTTATTAATTAAAAAATTAATATCATATGATTTATAATTTAATTTTGTTAAATTAGTATCAAATGTCAAATTAATATCTTTAGCATATTTACCGGGTATTAACTCAACTAATTCCCACATCTTTGGCAATAATAATGGTTCACCACCAGTTAAATGCAGACGGTCGATTAAATTAATATTTTTTAATATATCAGCTACGGCATCTTTCCATTCAATTTTATTTAAACTTTTAAATTTAAAATTATCTTTCTGCCATTTATTATTTGGACCAAATACAGTTTTTAATTCATTTCGACGAGTTGAAGAATTATAGGGATGACACATATAGCAACCCAAGTTGCAATATGAACCATTAATTCTTAATTTTAATCCAATATTTTTTAACTCAGTATCATATCCGTATTTTTCTAATTGTTTTAATGTTCTATGAGATTTACCTGTTAATTTTTCTAGGTTATAACAAACTTCGCAATCATCAATAAGTTTACCCTCAAACATATCATTTCGAATATTTTCCATTTCTTCTGATGTAAAAAATTCAAACGGTAAAGTATTTGATGAATTATATTTTTTTAAATCGTTATTCTGTTTTGCATGACAACATAATCTATACTGGCCACTATTATCAGTGTAGATTTCTTTAAATGCCATCGGGCAAAATGACTTATTCATTAAATATATCCATTCATTATGGCAATTACTATAATGGTTTTTGCCATAATGAATGTTTTATGATAAATTAAGCAATCAAGCCAGGTTTATAAACCGTTTTGCCATTTTCTTTCATGGCAGTTAGAACTTGTTTCTTGTTATCATCTGGGTTATATGATACATGAACCCATCCAGAGTCAGGAATACCAGGTGTATAGAACTCTAGAATCACTTGACGGAACTCACAGTTATCAACAATCCATTGTGCCAGGTCTGCATTAGCAATACCAGGAATCTCAATGTCTGCTGCCATACCCTTACAATGGTCTGATGTCTTTGAGCCACCGACTTTTGCATTAACATCTGGATGACGGAAACCTGAGTTCACTTTTACGCCTTTACCAAAGTGATCACGGACTTTTTGTAGAACGTTTTCAGCAAGTGCTTGCATATTGGTAATATGGTCATCATCCGGCTCATTTTCCATATCAAGACGAAGTGCCGTATCGCTTTTAATCATTTCAGCAAGGCTGAAGTTAGGTGATAGTTTCATTACTTTTCCTTTCGGTTGGTTGTGGGTTTATTTACCATATCATGTATGTATAATTGAATTAATGCGTAGTGTAGTACTTTCATTAAATCTTTACGTGCATCAATATGTGTACCTTTTTTGCCATATCGTTGTGCATATTTTAACACATTACCAATGCAAAAACCGGTACCATGACCACCATCAATCACAAACTCTGTCGCTTGAAATTTATTGACAGAATAATGTGCGCCGTATGTTGAATCAATGTAAGATCTAAACTCTTCAATGAGTCGACCTTCATTAAATTTATAATCTATTTTATCAGACATATTAAAAAAGGGACCGAAGTCCCTTTTCTATTAGGCAGTAAAACCGGCCTGGAAAGCAGCGGCGACCATAGCCTTTGAAGGACGGCCGACACGGTACTTGGTGGTTTTTGCACCAGTGTACAATGTTGCTTCATTAGAGTAGATGCAAACACCTTTACGGCGCAACTCACTTACAGCTGCGGTTGGGTTAGCCAATTTGAACATTGACTTGATTTGCTTGGCAGTCACTGAAGCGCCAGTTTGCAGGTAAGATTCGAGTTTTGCAGTTTTAGACATATAATTTCCTCATTATAAAATACCCCAGTTTACGTCACAGAAAAAGGTGGGGTCACCCTTTCCCTATGTTTAAGTTAGTATTATAACACGTCCAGCTCGGAATGTAAACACTTTTTTTATCTTTTTTCAGTTTCTGGAGTAGTGAATCGGCCGTTCGTACATACCTCTCTCGTCTCTATAGATTGAGATGTAATGACCATACTTAGTACCGTCCTGATATGTGTAATGGGCAGTAGAGTCGTATTTGATGGGAGAATACAACGAATCCCATGTATGTAATAAGCTCTCGGCTTCAAGTGCTTCGTTTAGAGTATTAAACCAATTAGCCATTACAAACCTCCAAAACTTTGGCGGGAAAATCAATCTTGCCGTCGAACTCGAGTTGACTGCGTTCGAATTCAGTTAAATAGTCATCGGCAACAATAGACCAACCGAGGATATATTCCTCACACATAGGGTTGGAGATTTCAACTTGATCCCGAATCTTGGTCAGGATTTGGTCAACACGAGCTTCTGCCCATTCGTAGTCGGCATCAAAATCTAGACCCTTGACCACATACTCAGAACCACCCTTCATCTTCCAATAGGGATCACTAGAAGAACCATAGTTTTCCATATACTGGGTAGAGATTAGTAACTTAGACATATTAAATACTCCTTAAGCAGTCATTACAAAAGCAAAATATAAGCCAAATGGCAAGGCAATTGCTGTAAATAGAATCACTGCCGCCATGGTATCTAATAAGAATCGTTTCATTTGACACATCCTCTTTTTGGTTGGTATGTGTCTATTATACCACGTCTAGAGAGGATGTACATAATACTTTCGTATAAGATTTGTGTAATACTCAGGTATTACTTTCTACATACGATGTGATCATCGGAAAGGCCTGAGTAATCGCCTGAGCGCACGCCTGAGCGACTTGGATGTGTTCCTTTTGGGTACCATTAGATGACCGTAGTTCGATGTAATGGATCCACGACCTAATGGTACCATTGACCTGTAGTCTGGACATCATAAGTCCTTCTGGTAGTACGGCTCTGGCCTGTTCCTTGGCAATACCATTATCAATAGCCCAGCGATATGCTTCAAGAGCAGCATCACGAACCTTAATTTGTTGTGCTTCCCACATCCAGGCCAAACGTCGACCTTCATCAGTAGACATATCAACCTCTACACTATTTTGTCTATTTTTCTGATCCTGAAGTCGTGGTTCGCGAAGTACCATTTCCAAATCTTTAGTTGGATCTGCGTACCTTTGTGAGAACTCTTGAAAGGAGAACGAACGGTGTCGTAGTAACTGACGGGCAATGTCTCGGGTTGTTTCAACTTCAATACAGGCTGAGACCATTTCAAATGGGGACCAGTGCTTGTGCTTGGCCAAGTATCCGAGCAGTTTTTCAGCAGTCGCTGTATTAAATTGATTGGCCGGATTACTAACTCTGGCGCAGTATGCAATAAGGTCCTGCGCGTCATACAACCCTTGATCATATAACTCCCTCGTTGGTTTTGAAAAACTAATTAGTGTTGCTTTCATTTCTTTAAACTTTCCTCAAATTCTTCTATTGATCTTTTAAGTGATGATATAAACCCCAACTCAATTAGATTTCTTTTTGCTTCCGGGTCGAGTAATACTCGTAATGTTGCGGGACCATTATCCGAGTCTTCAATATAGTCAATTA